GTAAGCGCCAAGGAGCACGAACAGGTAGTACGGAAATTCAACTGGGAGCGAGTGTGTACCGGGTTCTGGGCGCGAGTGCAAGCTAGCATAGGCGAGGTAGCCGCGTGAATTTCTCATTTGACCTAGACGGTACGATCACCGCCCACACTGCGGTATTCGTGGCCTTTGGTAAAGCTCTCCGGGCAGCGGGGCACCGTGTCACGATACTGACAGGTATTGACTTGGGCACCTTCCATGGCCGGCGCACCACAAAATATCCAGAACTCGCGGACACGTCTTGGTATGACGATGTTGTGACCGCAGATGACTACAACGCGAACGAGCGAGCGTTAGCGGCACAGGTAATTAATGGCAATCTAGATAATCACATTCTCGTGGGTATGTTCAAGCGGAGGATATGCCGAGAGCGTGGTATCGCGGCCCACTTCGACGATGACATATCCCATGTAAGCCCAGAACCCGGCACTGCATTATTCGGGGTGATCCGGTGAAGGTGCTCTGGGTCGGAGACGCAGTGGTAAGTAGTGGGTTTAGTAAGTGTACCCATTCCGTGTGCGATAACCTCCACGCGAATGGGCATACCGTTAACGTGCTAGGCATGTCATACCATGGTGATCCACACAAGTACCCATATGACATATATCCGTGTGTCCAGCCGCTAGACTTCGGCGGTGACGCATACGGTACCCTGCGCCTCCCAATCCTCTGTAAACGGCTCAACCCCGACGTGATTGTACTCCTGAATGATCCGTGGAACATCAACGATCCGAATAATCAACCGTCTTACCTTGACATGCTCAAGCGAACCAAGATTGGCACCCCTGTAATCGCTTGGCTCGCGGTAGACGGGCTCAACCAGAAGGCCGCACCCACCCTAAACGATCTAACACACGTAGTCGTGTGGACTCAATTCGCAGCGGATGAACTGATCAAGAGCGGATATAAAGGCCCCATCTCTATCGTTCCTCTCGGGGTGGACACCTCAGTATTCAACCCCAAGGATCAAGCCGAGAGCCGCGCCAAGGTATGCCCGCCAACGCTCCCTCCCGATGCCTACCTAGTCGGCGCCGTGGGACGTAATCAACCACGCAAGCGGCTCGATCTCACCATCTCGTACTTCGCCGATTGGGTTACCCGGTGCGATATCCCTAACGCCTATCTCTACCTCCACATCGGCCCAACCGGCGACGTGGGGTGTGATATTCATTCACTGGTACGATACTACGGGATGGCGGGGAGCGAAGGAAAGCCAGGACGCGTCATCATCGCTGAAACCCCTCTCGGCATGGGCTACGATGAGTCCATCATGCCGTACGTCTATTCCGCGCTCGATTGCTACCTGAGTACGTCCCAAGGCGAGGGGTGGAATCTTCCGATGTTAGAGGCGATGGCCTGTGGCGTACCCGTTATTGGCCCTGATTGGGCTGGCCCGGGTTCATGGGCTCGCTCGGCAGCCGTCCTCATCCCCTGCACTACTACCGCTCTCACCGCTCCCATTAACGCACTCGCTTACACCATCGGCGGGATACCCGATCAACGTCACACAGTTAACATGCTCAACATGTTGTACCGGAGCGATGCCCACCGAGAGATGCACAGTAGACTTGGATTGGAATTGGCTAAGAGTCTATCTTGGCATCGCACCGGAGACATGATGCGTGGGGTAATCGAGTCGGTTGTAAAGGAGCGCACAGATAAGCGGGCAATGGTTGCGGTGCCACCTGTACCACCAAAGGTTAACGTGTGTGTGACTGTCCTTACTCGATATGATCTCCTGAGATCCTTTCTCCTATCGCTGGATGCCAGCACGATCACACCTCATGCTGTGTATATTGTAGATAATGGACAAAGTCCAGACAAGATAAAAGAGGCCATCGCTGGGACATGTGAAAAGATCGCGTGTGTAGAGGTGGCTGGCCCTTCGCGCCGCCGTGGTCTAGCAGAATCGTGGAATTGGTTCCTAGGTCGTACTCGCGGCGAAGACCGCATCATATGTAACGATGATATCGAATTCGGCCCGCAATCCATAGAGCGAATGATCGCCGCTACAACCGATCTAGCGTTTCCTGTTGGCATTGGATTCTCGTGCTTTTTGATCCGTGATACTTGCGTCAAGAAAATTGGCCTATTCGATGAGAAACTGTCTCCGGGATTCGCATACTTTGAAGACTGTGATTACATGACGCGAAAGGATAAGTACAACGAAACCCATGGCGGTAATGATGCTGTATCTATGGTTGATATCCACGACACTGATATTAAGCACTTGGGCCACGGTACGCAGCGTGGTGACTTCGACGCAGAAGGAATCAAGGAATTCCGCCGTAACTACTTCGCGGCACAAGAGCGGTATATTGCCAAGTGGGGAACGTTGCCACCTGGGCTAAACCGTCTACAGGAGTCAGATGTAGAGGAGATCGGGGAGATAGTGGAATTGAGAGAGGGTACCCATGGGTAAATTCACTCTCTCGGGCGCAGACATCCTCGCTCGCAAGCTGGACGAAATCAAGCTGGAACTCCGCACTAAACTTGACGCGGCAATGGGCGAGGAAGCGGACGCGATTCTAGCAGACGCACAAGAGAACTACGTGCCAGAGGACTCAGGCGATCTAAAGGACTCAGGGGTAGTCACAGAAAGCAAGATAGTCACATTAGATGGCCCAATCGAGTATGGCATATCGTTTGGCGATGATAAGACAGCCGCGTATGCCATAAGTGTGCATGAGTATCCCAGCGAGCATGATCCTCGCTCGTGGAAAGCGGCCAAGGATGGCGTCCACTTCCGTAAAGGTGGGCCAAAATATTTGGAGATCCCGTTCCGTAAGGCTGAGAGTGGGATGCTTGAGCGGATCGCGTCCAAGGTGAAGCTATGATCCAAGGCCCAAACGTCAATAAGCTAATCGTGTGTAAAATGTCTATCCAAGGCGTTCCGAAGGATACACCCGATCCGCTTAGGGCTGTTGCAGAATTCTTCGCCAGCACCGAGAACCTAAAAGAGCACGCTAAGGAGGCTACTGAGTGGGTTGAGCAAGCTATATTAGCTGTTAAGTTAGCCCCAGATAACAAGTGGGGTAATGACGATGAAGCTATAGCGGGCGAGATACTGCGCAGGATAGACGAGATAAAAGCCTCTAAAGTAAACTAGTGCCATGCCTACGACTACGTTCTATCTCTACATTGAAGCAGTACAGGACCCATTCAGCATCGGGGTGGACTCCTCTAACCGTGCCATGTATTCGTGCAATTACGTCTCTTGTGCCCGTTCACCCGCAGACCGGTTCACGGATGATCTAATCTCCGTCCTCACTAATCTCGGGCTCGCTACTGCCGGCACTGACACATTCTCCGGGAGTATTGCTACCATCCCCCCACAAGGCGCTGGCCCATTTACTCTCATCCTCAAGAGTAGTGGATTTGGCCCGGATCAAACCCATGCGAATGATACCTACACTCGCCCGGCCGCCCAGATCATCGTATTCGCGGCCGATGACACTGTAGCCCAATCCCACGCTTACGCTATCTTTCACGCCCTCCATGGCATACGTAACTCCTCGGTCACGTCATGAGAGAGTACCACAATACAGCAGTACCCACCCCTCATGTTAACGCGGCTCATGTGGCCGAAGGAGAACAGTAACCATGCCCAGCAGCAGTAATGCGATCAGCGGCCACGGCGTACAGATGGCCATCGAAAAGTTTGGTGATCCATCGGGACAGTTTACCGTGGTCGCTGAGCTAACCGGCGATATCAAGCGGCCAGAGCTATCCCGTCCCGAGGTAGAAGTTACGCCTCATAATGATGACATAGACACTTGGGTGTTGTCGGTTGCTACCCGAGCGGCTGTGCCATTTACCTGTAACTTCATTTACAATGACCCTACCCACGATTTCTCGACTGGTTTCCAGAAGCTCTTCGCTGCCAATCAGATTTTCGGGGTGAGGTTGCGCGGTCCCAACGGTGCATCGGGAGCCAATGAAGTCATCTTGTCCGCGCAGGTGCAGAAGATCGGCGTAGTGGACAAGATCAAGGGAGTAGAAGAGGTAATGGTCACCCTTCGCCCCCACGGTTACATGCTTGTAGATGGTAAGCCGTTCCCACACGCGTAACACAGGTTAACCATAACCTTTAACCCCAATCGTCTTACTAAGGAAGGTAGGCACCGCTCATGGCAACTCGTAAGAAGGTAACGAAGCGCGTCACTCCCATCTCAGCTGGCCCTCGCACCCTCTCCGCACGTGATCTCCGCATCAGCCAGAAGCTAACCCCCATCCACGTTCCCGAGTACGGCGGCATCGTGTACAAGCGGGAGCTTCCTGCGTCCGTTATGATCTCCCGCCCGGCTGTAGCCGATCCCAACGACCCCATTCAGCAACAAAACACCGTCTCATACTTCATCTGTAAGTCGATCGTTGACGAGAACGGTAACCAGATTTTCGCCGACGAAGAGGCAGACACGCTCCGGGACATCCTCAGCATCTCTGTCTATACCCTATTCACCCAAGCCGTTACGGGTTCCGGTGGTGCCGCCGGTACTGCTGGACTCTCTCTCACCGATAAGGATGGCGGTGCACTCCCAAACGATTCTACGGCAACCCGCTCCTCCGATTCGGATACAGACTAGCACTCCAATTAGGGGTGTGGAACGTCGAAGGAGAGGGCGGGTTGCTGTCCGAGACTGGGATGTCTTGGGAGCAGTTTAGGGCATGGATCGACTACGCACAAGTTGACCCGTTTGGCTCAGAACGAGGTGATATGCAAGCTGCCCTAATCGCGCACACAGCAGACAACGTGAGCAGGACACTAATAAACGTCAACCGGGACCCCGATAAGTCCAACCCGGTTAAACCGAGTAAGATAACCGATTTCCTACTCAGGTTCGGAGAGGATGAGAAGAAAGCTAAAGAGGCGGG